CCGAGAGCTCGAAGCGCTCGCCCGCCTGGTGTTCGAGCCGCACCGCGATCGACGGCGCCATGAGCCCCACCGGCAGCGCGCCGCCGGGCCGCGAATCGTCCTGGTGGTCGGTGAGCTCGATCGGCCCTGCCTCGTATAGCCCGCCGCCCGAGTCCGAGCGGAACAGGTGCGTGATCTGGAACGACCGATCCAGACCGACGATGATCGGGTCGGCGTCGCGCGTCGTCACCACGTCCATCGCGTGAATCTGCTTGAGGCTCGCGGGCGACTTCATGTCGTAGAACGGGCTTTCGACGAGCACCGTCGGGACGGTGATCCCGGCCGTCGGCATGGATGCCGCCCAGACCAGCGGGTTGCGATCGCCAGCACCGCCGGCCACCGCCGCCCCAGCGTCGTCGTCATAGGGATAGGCCGCGTCCAACTGGTAGATGTCGCCCGCGTCCGAGCGCAGGTAGGTGCCGCCCGCGAAGTCGGCGACCCCGGCGATCGTCCACGGGAATTCGTACTCGCTCCAGGCGTAGACCTTGGCGGTCCGAGAAAATGAGTAGACGAGCGCGCGCGCTCCACGCACGAGCCAGAATTGCCCCAGGCTCGGCAGGTAGCGGGTGAACAGCCGCCCCGAGCCCGTGGACATGAGTTCGAGCGCGAGCCGATCCACCGGCACGCCCACGTCCAGATCCATCGCATTGCCGGCCTGGCTGTTCAGCACGATCGAACGCACACCCGGCTGCGACAGGAAGAAGAAATCCGCGCCGACGTTCGCGCCTGTGTCGCCCGCCACTTGGCCGACTGCGATCGTCTTGCTGAACCGCATCGCCGCCGGGTCCGGGTCCACCTCCCAGAGCTGCGCGGCGTCCCCCGTGGACACCACGAGCAGGCCGTTGAACTCGCCCAGCGCCGCGACCGAACTCAGGCTGCGCGTCTTGCGGTTCGTCGGCAGGAATCCGGCATCGTCGGTCGCCGTCCAATCCGCCGGATCGTCGGTCTTGCTGAACCGCACGACGCCCTCTGCGTCGCCCCCGAACACCTTCGACGCGATCGGGATCGCCGTCGCACCCTGCGGGCAGTTCACGTCCACGATCGCCGTATCACCAGTCCCGGAAGCGTAGTGGTGCCGGATGCCCAAGTCCGTTTGCGCCACCGCGTACATGGCACCGGCGACGAGGAACGCCGTCTCGATCGACTGGATCACGTTGCCCGGCGCTGACCCGCCGCCGGCCGCGCGCAGCCGGGTCGTCCGGTACTGGCCGGCGTCCTGCACGAACGGCACCGCCGTCGGATGCTGCACGTCGGCGTTCCCGTCACCCCAGAAGCCGGTCAGGTAGCCGGGCCCGGGATACAGACCCTTCACGCCCGGGCCCCACGACCAGCGGTAACGAGCACCGGGTCGCTTCCTGACCGCCTTGCCCGGCGTCACGTAGGCGTTCTTGAGCCGGCGGAAGCGGTTCGCGTCCTGAATGTTCGCCGGCCTCGACAGGTCGATCCCACCATCGAACGCCGAGTAGATGATGGAGGAAATTCTATCCTCCGCTGGGGTAGTCGGTCGGCGGGAAGTTGTAGACCGCATCCTCGTCGAGCATCGGCCGCACGCGCCGCGGCGACACGACCGTTGCCCGCCGATGCCGGCCCTTGAGCTCGGTCAGCATGGCCTCGAGCTGCTTCGCATACGCCGGGCCGTCCGGCTGCCGGTAGTGCATCTTCGCGTTCGTGAGCGCGTGCAGGAACAAGGGCCCGGTCGGAATCGACGCCTCGTCGTTGTCCTCGGTGAACCGCAGACACGTCCGCTGGTAATCGACCCGCAGCGTTCCGTCCTGCGACGGCACCGGGTGAACCTCCAGCTGCACCTTCCAGCCGCTCGCGGCCGACGCGTTCCAGCGTACGTCGTAGCGGCTGGGCGTGCCCGGCGTCGAGAAATTCCGATGCCGAAGCTCGATCCCCTGCGTGAGCGGCAGCCACGACCCGCCGTAGAGGATGGATACCGACTCGATGCGCTCGAGGTCGCAGTCCTGTGGCAAGTCGTACCAGATCGAGCCGTTGGCGACCGTGATCGTGGCCGACGCCCGCAGGTGCTTCCAGGGGACCAGTTCGTAGAGAGCTTCCTGCGCGCCTTGCAGGAACGAGTCCAGTAGCGGCTTGGCGAACGCGATTCCGGCGGCAGCGCCGATGCGGGCCTGCAGCTCCGTGCGCAGGCTCTCCAGCGTTCGGAACGGGCTCGCCGAGCGGGTCATGCGTCAGCCGCGACCTTGCGGCGCTTCGGCACCCCGGCGAACGCCTGCAAGTCCTCCAGGAACCGCCGGAAGTCCGAATACGCGATGTCCACGAACCGGCGGCCGGTCTGCGCATCCACGCCGTAGAGCCGCCCGAGCCGCTCGTACTCGATCTTCGGGTCCGCGATCGTCGCCACGTCGTCGGTGGCGCAGATCAGCTCCGTCTGCACCTTGCCCTCGCCATGCACGGCCACGAGCACGGGAATCTCGTGCTCGCCCACGTCCACCAGCAGGGTCTCGGCCATGTCGCGCCGGATCGGGACTCGCTTCAAGGGTACTTGCAGCATCGGGCACACTCCATCGAAGGTGCGGGGCCGAAGCCCCGCGGTTGACGATCAGGTGAGCGCGAGCGCCGCGTGCGCGCTGCGCATGTTGCAGGTCATCGCACCCTTCCACGTGAGCGCCATGTAGACCACGTAGCGGTCGTGCGGTCGCGGCGGCTTGCGGCTCACCATGTCCTGGCCGGCGAGCGGACGCAGCTTGAGGTGGCGCAGGTTCAGGATGTACCCGCGCTTGTTCCAGCTCGTCGCCGGGCTCACGATGCCGCCGAAGTCGTCGTCGAACTCCGGGCACCACGTGAGGTCGACGCCCTTGAACGCCATGCCGGTCAGGCCCGGGTCCATCTGCGTGCCGCCCTTGGCCGGCGTCTGGATGAAGCGCTGGATGCCGCCCGATGCGGCGACGGTGGCCGCTTCGAACGCGTCGTAGAACGCGCCGCCGACGAAGATGTGCGTGGGCCGCCCGCCGTGACGCACGCAGTTGCGCCACTCGGTCTCCATCTTCGTCAGGATGTCCGACGACGACAGGCCGGTCTCGCGGTTCGCCAGCCACCACGGGTAGGTGTAGGCGTCCAGCCCGCCCACCACCTCGGTGCCGGCGCCCACCGGCGCGGCCGTGATCGGCACCAGGTGATCGAGGCCCGCGATCGCATCGGCCGAGCTCGAGCCGTCGAAGTGCAGCGCGGCGGAGAACTTCTCCTCGAAGCCCAGCCGCAGCACCTCGGACTGCTCGGTGAGCAGGTTGGTGAGCTGCACCATCTCGGCGTCGCTCGCCTTCGCCTGGCGGTCGTCGGTCACGATGATGCCGTTCTGGCTCAGGCGATCCTCGTCGATCATCACGCCGTCGTGCGCGCTGCGCCACGGGTACTTGACCTGCTCGATGGTGTTGCGCTCGTTGTAGGTGACGGCGCCGGCACCGCGGTACCACTGGAAGTTCGAGTCGTAGCGCGCGCGCAGCTGCTCGACGATGTACTCCTTGGCGCCGGGGAATTCCGACTTGCGCGACTGGAGGGCTTTCAGCAGCGGACGGTCGACCGACACCTGGTCGACCGGGTTGTTCTTCATGTAGAAGTCGAGGCCGACCTTGGCCGCCTCGGCGAGCTGATTGACGGTGAAGGGCATGATGGGCTCCTGTGGATGCGAACGAGTGCGGTGGTGCCGCTCCGATTCGCGGTGGCGAGCCGCAAAACAGCCGATCACGTCGGGCGGTGCCCGGGCGACGATCCCCGGCTACAGTCAGTCGCCACGCTGCCAAAGGCCGATTGACTTAATCCACAAGAAAAAGCCCGCCGAGGTGGCGGGCTGAAACGCGGCACGACAGACGGGAATGCCGCGAGGAGGAGACTCGGTTAGCGGATGGGCGCTCCGTTGCGCTTGAGCAGTTCGATCAGGCTGTCGTCGAACACGACATAGTTGCTGGTGCCGTTGCCTGCGCTGCGGGAACCGGCGTCTAGGTAGCGGATTCCGGGGATGCCGGCTTTGCGTAGCGCCGCCGATGCTTGCGCCCCGCCAGTGCCGCCGCTCAATACGTTCGACAAGTTCATCTCGCCATCGCCAAGCAGTTGAAGCAACTCCCTGCCCGTCGGATCGTAATGGCGCGGAGCCGCCAAGTCCCCCCATTCGGCCCCGGCCGGTTGCGCCTCTACAGCGCGAATCGGCGCAACTCGCGGCTCGAAAAATTCGCGCACCCCTGCTGGCTGCCCACTCAGCGGCTTATCCCAATCAAGGAAGTGCTGCGGCCCGAGCGGGTCGGCGGCCTCGCGTGCGGCGTCAGGCCAGCGAAGATTGGCTTCGTAGAGATGGCCGTCAACTCGTTCGCTTACGTCACCTGGGCCTAGTCGCTTAATTTCCGCTATTACATCATCTCGCCATTTGCCGTTGTAAATGTTTCCTGCTCGCTTAATTGCCTTGTTAACATCGCCGCCCGTAGCGCGTATCTGATGTGCGGCATTTGCCGCAGGGTCTTTATCAAAGACACCAACCGCCCGACCGTTATGCAGTATTTCTAGCGGAGAAAGAGAATCCGCATATTCTTTCGCCACTCTTGGCGACTCAGCCAGATAAGCGCCATGCCCATACATCTGCGCACCCTCACCCGTCCCGATCTTGCTCAGGTCGAACTTGTCGAACTTGTGCGGCGAGCCGTGATAGACCTTGATCGACGCCAGCAGGCTCCCTAAGTCCTGGATCTTGCCGACATAGCGCGCGTATGCCTGCGGGTCGAGGCTACCGCCCATCACCCGTGCCTGCGCCGCGTCTGCCTCGGCGCGGTTCGGCACCACGTCTAGCAGCGCCTGGCGGGCGAACTCGGTCGGATCGCGCACCAATTGTCCGGCGCGTTGCGCAACGCCCTCGCCGTACTTCCGCACCGGCGCCAGTTCCGGAGACAACGATCCGCCCGGCAGCGCGTCACCGACGTACTGCTTGAGCGCCGCGAGCAGCGACCCGCCGGCCATGTCACCCGGCAGCGCCCAGCGCCGCGCTGATCGCCTCGGCCATGTTCGACGGCTCGCGCCGCCCGACACTGGCCGCGGACGGCCGCAGCGGTTGCGCGCCCGCCGTCGGCGTCACCCGAGCCGGTGCGCTCGCCTTGAGCGTCTCGCCGATGAGCTTGTACGCGGACTGCAGCGCGAACCCCCACTGTTCGGGCGGCAGCGCCTTGGCGATCTCGACCGCCTGCGTCTGCAGCATCGCTTGCTTGCGCGGCCAGTCCAGATCGGTCGCCGACCACTGGCGGACCATCTGCCCGACCTCGGCGGTCGCGCGCTGAACGCTCGCCACGTACTGCTGCTGCGTCTGCTGCTCGGCCTGGACGGCTTGCGTGCGGCGCTGCTCGTCGGCGAGCACCTGTCGGGCCCGGAGCACCTCGCGCGCCGCCTCCGCGGTGATCTTGCCCTCCTGCACGGCCTGCGCGAGATCGGGATGCGCGCTGAACGGGTCGGCCCCGTTCGGGTCGCGGCCCATCGCCACGCGGTACTGCTGGGTGAGGTGCGCCAGCATGGGCTCGGCGGCGGCCCAGTTGCCGGACTTGATCGCGCGCGCGAAGTCGAACAGCGCGACAAGCTCCTGATCGTTCGCGCCGCTGTCGACGATCATGCGCTGGAAGCCCTCGACGGCCTGGCGCATCTCGCCTACCTGCGCCTCGGCCTGCTCGATTCGCGTGTCGCGCTCGCGCACCATGCCCACCAGCGAGCGGAATCGCTCCTGCGCGCCCTCGGACAGCCCCTCTGGCTCCTTGAAGGCGTCCTCGGTCGGCTTGGCGAGATCGGCGGGCTTCGTCTCGGCGGGTTTCGCCGGGTCGGCGGGCTTGGTGGGGTCCGGTTGCGCGCCGTCTTTCGGCAGGAACCGGCCATCCGGCCCGCGCGGGCGGTCGTCGGTGGGCTCGGCGGGCGCTGACGGTTCGTCGTCTTTCAGCGCCGCGCCGATCGCGTCGAGCATGGATTGCTCGGGCGCGGCGGCTTCGGGGGCGCTTCCTTCGGCGATAGGCTGCTCGACCGGCGCGGCTGCGTCGGGGGCGGCTTGCGGATCGACTTCATCGGCCATTGGCTACCTCGGTGGGTTGGAACTGACGCGGGGCCGAAGCCCCGCGCTCATCAGGCGCCGGTGACGGCCAGCCAGCCGCTCGCGTCGGTGCCCGAGCCCTTGATGTAGAGCGTCGTCGCCGCGCCGCCGCCGATGGCGAGGAACAGCGTGCCCGGAGCGGCTGCGACCAGCGAGGCCGGCGTGCCCGTGCCGATCATGACCCGCGAGTGCGCCTCGGTGGCCGCCGCCAGGTCCGCCTCGAACGTCGCGGTCCCGGTCACGCAGGTCGCCCGCACGAGGCAGCGCTTGAGCAGCACTTCGTTCTTCGTGAGCGACTGCGCCTGCGTGCCGAACGCCCAGGGTTTCCACGTCGCGCCCCCGTCGTAGCTGATCTCCAGCTTCGCCGTGCTCGACGCGGGGGTGATGATGCGAATGGTCTCGCCGGCCTCGATCGGATACGTCTCGGGCGAGCGGACCGTGGCGTCGAGGGCAATGGTGTACTTGGTACCGGACATGATTCAGGCTCCTACGGGAAGTTCAGCGGGCAAGCCCGCAGGGGGTTGAACCGCCATCTCGGGCGGCATCTGGTCGGGCATGGCGCCCGGAATCTGTGGCATCTGCGGCTGCAACGGCGGCAGCGGCGGGAAGAACTTGCCGATGTCGATGCGCTCGTCGAAGCGCTTCAACGTCTCGCGCAGCAGCTCGATCACGCCCTCGGCCTGGTCGTTCAGTCCGGCCTGCCGGAACTGGATCACCTGCTGCATGAAGCTCATCAACTGCGGCGCGAGCTGCACCCACTGCTCGCGCTCCTGCATGCGGTTCGGCTTGCCGGTCGAGCCGGCGCGAATCTCGACCTTGACCAGATCGAAGATGTCGTCCTTCGGCAGCGTCGGCCACACGTAGCCCGGGCCGGCGATGCGCTCGACCATCGGCTCGGCGAGCTCCTGCAGCAGAATCTGCGCCGCGTACTCGGCCATCTCGGTTAGGTAGCCCTCCAGCGTGTCCTGCCGGTAGCTGGTGCGGGACTGCATGCCCTGCGCCTGGATCTCCGCTTCGGTGGCGGTCTTCGCCTTCTGGATGCTGGCCCGTGAGGCGTCCGAGGCGCCCGAGGTCTGCTCGAGGTCGCGCAGGATCGGCGTCGTGTCGTAGCTCACCGGGTCGATCGGCACGGCCGGGAACGGCACGATCTCTCCCGCCAGCGGCGCCTGACTGCCGTTCGTGGTCACGCCCACCGCCTGACGGCCGCGCCGGTTCACGATCGCGTCCACGTCCTCGTCGGTGAGCGCGCCACCCTTGCGGAACGCGAACCCGGGGCGATTCTCGCGCCGCGCCTGCGCAAGCTGCGTGCGCATCGAGTTGTACTCGTCCTGCAACCCGGCCCACTGCTCGACGTCGGCCACCGGGTAGAACTGCCCATCCACCTCGTTCCAGAAGATCGCAAAGAGCGGGTAGAACCTACGGCCGTTGCGCTCCAGCCGGTACGGATCACGCGCCCACTCTTTCGCCCCGAACTCGACCGTGTAGATCGTCTGCGCGCGCCGGTCCCAAATCTCGAACACCATCACGAATTGCTGCCGATCGCGCTTCGACTGGCCCTGCTTGCCGGCCAGCGCGTCGCGCTTGTCCGCGTACTTCGCGCCCACCGGCTTTTTCCCGAAGCGGTCCTCGAAGTCCGAGCAGGTCATGACGATCCGGTGCGCGATCGCCCGGGCCTGCGGGTACTCGCTGAAGGTGGTCAGCGATTCGTCCAGGATGAGGATGTCCGCGTCCGACACGAAGTCGATCACCAGCCCCTCTTCCAACAGCACTTCGACCTGTTGCTCGAGCGCCGCGAGTTGGTCGCGCAGCTCGGCCTCTTTCGCCTCGCGGTCGGTCGCGTCCGGCGCCTGCACTTGATCGGTGAGCGACTGAATGCGCGCCAGGTTGTCCTGCGTGTCGGCGATGCGGTTCATGATGACCGGATCACGCGCATAGTCCCGCTGGTAGCTGACCTTCAGCCACGCGACGCCCGCAGTCATCGCCGAGGGAATCGCGCGCGTGATGCGGCGCTTCAACTTGCCGTCACGCACGAACAGCCGGTTCAGCACGATTTCCATCGTCGCGCAGAACGTGTCGAGCGCCTCATAGGACGAATCGACGACCTGTTCTTCCGGCGCTACGTCGATCTCGGGGTCTTTCGCGTAGTACAGCGGCACCAGCGTCTGCATGATCCCGAGGATCAGGTTCGCCCGCACTTCCTCCGGGTCGCGCACCGCCTCGTCGTCCATGTGCTGGACGCCGCGGACGTACTTTTCCAGTTCCGCAATGCGCTGGCGCCGCGGCTTGTTGTCCTCGATCGCCGACTCGATCGCCGCCTGGTACCGGCGAATGAGCGCCGCGTCGCGCGGATCGGTCTCAGTCTTGGCCTGGTCGTCGGTCATTTGTCGGCGAGGATTCGTTCGAGCTTGACCCGCTGCTCACCGGACAGGCCGGCGGACTGGCTCGGCCGCGCGTCCAGGTCGCGATCCACCTCCGAGTCGAGCGACGCGAGCGCGAGCTTGCCGCGCTGAATCGTCGTCATGATCCCGTCGTGCGCGAGGGAATCGGCAGCGAGCGCGGAGAGCGCCGCGGGCACGATGATCGGCTGGCCATCGAACAGGCAGCCCTCGACCGAATAGACTCGGAACCGGCGGATGTCGCCGCGCTCGTCGCGCAGATCGTCATAGCCCTCGAACCGCGCGCGCGGCGTGTTCATGGCGATCAGTTCGCCCAGGTCGAGCGAACGGCGCGTCTCGCGCAGGCTGGCGATGAGCTTCATCGGGGGATGTGTACAACCCCCTGATTGGCTTAATCCACAGTCAGCGGGCCTCGGTCCAGCCAAATGGACGCTCGATAGTCACCGCACCGCGGCGCTTGAGCGAAATACCGACGGTCCAAATCTCTTGGCCCTGCGCAGTCTCAACCTCCAGAGAGCCGTTGCCGCAGTCGTCAAGCGTCCCCCATACGTAGACCACTGCGTCAGGCGCCTGTTCGGCAATTCGCTGCAATGCTGAGACGAGCTCACCGATCGGAACAGGCTTCGCATTCATGATTGCGCCTCCATCAACGCGGGTCCAACGGCTCCGGGGCTGCGTCGATCGCCTTCCGTAGCCCGTCAAGCGTCAGGTCGCGCACAGGCTGCCGCAGCGTCACCTGATACAGAAAATCGCTCCCGACGAGCCGCTTCGGCGTCCCGGCCGCCAGAATCCGATGCAGCTTCATGAGCCGCTTGGCGTCGATCACGTCGTCGTCCGTCATCCCGTCCTCCTACGCCTTGTCTTTCCTCTCGGCCTCGTCGCGCGCCGCCTTCGTCTCGCGCTTCAGCGCAGCCAACTCCCGTTCCAGCGCGTCCAGCTTGGAAAGGAAGTCCCGCTCGAACAGGTCTATCGCAGAATTGACGCGCGAGTATGTTTCCTCCCGAATCCGCTTGGTCTCCGCGTCTCGGCGCCGCGCCTCGGTTACGTCCTTCATCCACCACCGATTCACCCGACCGGCGATGTCTCCGACGGCCGAGTACCACCGTCGCGGCTGCCAAGCGTTTCCTCGCGGGCCGCATTGCCCGCCCACCTCTCTCATCACCCATGTCGGATGGTCCGCTCCGCTGCCGTCCTCAAACGGCCCGCGCGCCCAGCGGCACATGCCCCCTCGGGCGTGGAAATGGCAGTCCTCGCAGCGTCTCTCGCTCATCTCGTTCTCCTTGATTTCACGCCTTGTACCTGCTCCTCGGCCGCTCCACAGGTGCATCGAGCACCCGGGCCGGCACGACCCCGAGCGCAGGCGGCGCCGACCGTTCCTTCGGCCGCACCGGCGCCAGCCCACGCCCGAACTTCTGCATCCCCCGGGCGGCCAGCGACAGCACGTCCACGCCATCGTCGAACGCGCCCGCCGGGAACGCAAGCAGCTGGTCGATCAACGCCGGCACCCACGGTTTGCCCTCCGGCACCGACAGCCAGCCCATTGCGACCAGCGCCTGCAGCGACCGGGCGCGTGTCGGCTTGTCGTTGATCGACGCGAGCCACTCGAGCCAACAGGGCACGCCGCGCTGCTGCATCCGCTTGAGCAAGAACGGCTCCACGGCCCGCCGGATCACGCCCGACTCGCCGAACCAGACCGCCGGGCGCCACTTGTCGATCAGGTCGATCTGGCGCTCGATCCACACGTCGGACTGCGCCTGCTCGCGCCACCAGTCGAGCAAATACCAGCGGGATTCGTGATCGACGCCGATCACGCCATGCTCGGTATAGTCGCCGCCGTCCTCGGTCACCGCGTAGTCGGATGCCCCGATCACGACCATGCCGCGCGGCGCGATGCCGTAACGGGCGATCTTCGTCGTCTCGAAGTAGCCGCCGGAGTCGGGCGCAGGGCGCTGCTGGTAGAGGGACGACCAGGTGCGAGGATTGGAGCGGAAGTTCTGCCAGTGCCGCTCGTCGAACCACTCCGGCCAGAGCATTTCGCCGGGCGCGCGCCCCAGCGGATCGTCGGCACGTTCGGCCTGCGCCGGCAGGCACAGCACTTCCCACGTCTGTCCGTCGCGGCACTCGATCATGCCCGACCGGCCGTCGTACTTCTCGGGGAGAATACCGCCGGCAAGGTCCGCCTCGTGCCAGCGGGTGTTGTGACTTACCAATCCGTTCGCGATGAAGTTCTCGGTGCCGGCGACCTCGATGTCGAATACGTTTTCACGACCGCACGGCTCGATCTCGACGATCGCGTCAGGAATGAATTCGCAGGTATGCCGCAGCGGCCTCAAGAACCTCGGCGGTCTTTCCGCGTCCGATCGCGAGGTTGCAGTCGTTGCAGAGCAGCCCACGAACCTTGTTCGAATCGTGGCAGTGATCGACGCACAAGATGTCGTTCCAGTGCTGCGGGTTTCCAGATTGCTCCGGAGCGCGCTGACAAATAGCGCAGACGCCGCCTTGGCTCGCGAGAATCTTCCGGTAGTCATCGAACGTGATCCCGTATCGATGCTTGAGCTTTGCGCTGATGCGCGAAGGCGAATCCTTTCGAGAAGATGGAGGACGATGCCCAATGGCCCAAAGGTGTTTGTTGTAGTGCGAATTGCAGAACCCTCTTGACCTTGCCGGCAGGTCGCATCCTTCCGCGGAGCAGGTAACGCCTCGCCATTTTCCCCAATGCTTGCCCGAAGGATTTGATCCCCGATCTTCAGGTTTTTCAGTCTTACCCATTCACGCTTTCCCTCGCGATCGATGAGAAACGGGTGCCTCTCATTTGCGCGAACGATTGTGCCAGAACTCGTCTTGATTCTGAACACGGAATCAGGCCCTTGATTGGCCCAATTTTTCACGGTAGCGACGATGAGGCGACCATCTGAGTAGCTCGCGATCTCGTCGCCCGGCCTGACGTCGCGAAGCTGCCTCTCCGTGCCGTCGGACATCAGAACGGGCGTGTCGCCCGTCATGCACTGCACCAGCACCACCCATCCGCCCGGGATCAGGCGCGTCATCAGGTCGTCGTCGAATGCCTCGCGGGTTTTCTTGCGGATCACCTCCGAGTCGGCGTCCTCGCGGCCCTTCACCGGGTCGTCGATCAGCAGGCCGTTGGCGCGGTTGCCCGTGATGCCCGACAGAATGCCGCCCGCCAGGTACTCGCTGCCGTTGGTCAGCGCCCATTCGTCGGCCGCGGACGTGTCGGCAGCGATGCCCGCGCCGAAGATCGCCGAGTACCCGGACTGACGACAGATTTGCCGAGCTCGCCGGCCATGACGCCGCGCCAGGTCAGACCCATAGGACGCGAGGATGATCCGGTAGCCCGGGTGCTTGCCCATCAGGTACGTCGGCGCGACCACGCTCGTGTAGGTCGATTTAGCGCTGCCCGGCGGCATGAACACCATCAGCCTGCCGTGCCTGCGCGCTGCGGTGCGCTCGATCGCCTCGAGCAGAAGCCGATGGTGCGCGGTCACGCTGGTCTCGATCGGCTGGAACAGCCATTCGTCGGGCTCGTCGCTGGCCGGCTTGCCCGGCACTTCGATCGCGTTGGCGTAGGCGACGAGGGATGCGCGGGCACGGCGGCGGCGCAGCAGCTCACGGGCCGCTGCTTGTGGCGATATTGAGGAGGTGCTCATCTGTCGCGGCGTGGACTGACTGCACGCCGACCGGGCCGCCGTTTGGTGCAGACAGGCCGGTATTCCCCGTTGTGGCGCCGAGAGCCAGCCGACCGACCTTCTGCGCCACGTCGATTGCGCCGGCCAGCGCGCGCAGGTCAGAAGGCGCCTCGGCGGTCAGCATCATGGCCTCGGCCTTTTCACGCAACGCCTTGGCGATCCGCAAGTCGGCCTCGTTGAACTTCGTGAGCTCGTCAATGCGCGATTCGACCAGCGCGTCCGAAGCGGTCTTGCTGACAGTTGCTGACAGTTGCTGACGTTCTGCGTCCCATCCTTCGCGCTCGGCCCGTTTCATGAGCCCGGCCGCGTTGATGCCGTGCTTCTTGGCGAGCGCGCGCATGGTCTCCGTACCATGAACGTACTCGAGCCTGATTGCAGGCCAGTTCGTCACAGCGTCACCCGTGCCCGGTAGCAGTTGACGACATGGCGCTTGCGGCCGGAGCCGTCGATCGGGTACTCGACGGACTTGCGGTATGCGACGATGATCTGCCGGTCGCGGCGCATCTGGGTGAGCAGCACCCAGACGAGTTCGATCGGGACGCCGGTGCGCTCGGCCAGTTCGCGCGCCGACAGGCTGCGCCGGCCGAGCCACCAGAGCAGCAGTTCCCGGCGGGGCGCGGGCCGCGTGCAGACGCGCGGCGCGTCGGTGCGCTCGCGGTCGGCGAGGATGGCGGCGATGCCGTTCATTGCAGGCTCGCGTACCACCCGGTGACGCAATCCATCAACCGCTCGCCTGCCGCCTCGGCCGTGTCGAACGGCCCGCCCGCGGTGACGATTCCGTCCGGTCGTTCCCAGCCGAACGCCCAGCCGCACTCGGTCTCGCGTATCAGCCCTCTGCCGCAGTCTCGGCCGTCGAGCTCGACGTGGAAGGGTTCGTCGGTCATGGTGCCGTTCCATGTGAAACGCTAACCCGGACCATGCCGCCCACCTCGTCGGCCACCCGGATCGTCAGGTCGAACCGGCTGTCGTTGACTCCGAGAGCGTCAGCCAGACCGTCCAGGCCCGACTTGATCGATGCGAGCATGTTGTCGCGGTCACGGTGCCGGCGATCCGGCGGAACGAACTCGACGGTGACGTGTAGCCGGCCGTCCGGCAGCGACAGTACGCCGGCCTGCCTGGCGAGCGTCGCGCAGGCGTGCCGGTAGGACTTTGCCGCTCGGCTCTTGGCAGCCCAATGCGGCCGGCTGTTCGGCGATAGCTCGGCCGGCGGCCACGGCAGGGTTACGCGCACTTCGCCCACCCCGCGCCGCCGCAGCGGTTTCGCCACACCACCGACGCCGCTCGAGGCCCGATATCTCGCACCGGCTCGGACGGGTGCAGGCAGCAGAGGACGGGACCGAGCTGCTTGGCGTGGC